GAAATTACATTGTTTTCAAAGAGTGATTTCAGTGCGTCCAACATTATATTCTCCTTATTACTGGAGCCCTTTGATGATATTCATCAAAGAATTCTTTAAATAGTCTTGTGCCTTTTTGTCGCCTTGTACTTCGCGAGCCAAGTTCATAGCCTTATACCCCCCACGAGTATTCAGTAAATGCTCGTATATTGGGGTTGGGTATGCCCCTGGAGCACTGGGTTGAGCTACTACGTCTACTGTGATTATTTCGTAGTCGCTTACTTGTCCGGATCCGTCTTCTGTAACATTTCCGCTACCACGTGATGAGACGCCTAGTTTAACACCGCTTTCCAGCATTGTTGAAACTAATTGTCCCATCGGCGTTGGTAATACTTTAAGTTTTCCGTAACCGTTTGGGCCATCCATCCACATCTCTGCGATCATATGGCTTACGCGGTCTAAGTTAATGTTAAGGCCTTCTGGATGATCAACTTCGCCAAGAACTGAATATCCACCTGTAATTTGATCATTGAGAGTGTTGACAGCTCTACCTATCTCGGTAACAGGGTAAACACGTTGGTTGGCGTTTTTAACCCCGCCTTGGATGCAAATACCTTTTAAATAAAGATCTTTACCACCCGTCGCGTTCTTGGTAGTCTCAATAACCATTTTAGCTTGGTCAAATGTTAAGTTCTCACGTAAATTGTGCAACACATTATTCCTTATCATTAGGAACCAATTACTGAATCAGTATTAGTTCCGCCTTCTTCGCCTTTTCCCTTTTTCTCGGTACCGTGGCCTTTTGAGTTAGATTTTAATGACTTGCTTGCCTTTCCACCTGGAACGTTTACGTTACCAGCTGAATCTTCTTTAGCATCGTTGCCAGTTAGTCCAGAATTTGAACCACCACCTTCTCCGCCTTTGGCAATGTTAGCGGCTGTGCCGCCCATGTCATTTTTACTTGCTACTGGTGATTTTGTGTTAGCGCCGTTGTCACCTTTTTTAGGTTCATCAGCTATTTTATTCACATACTCACGCATTAGCTCGGTCTGATCTTTAGGAGCATTAGCTTTCGCTTCTTTTCCTTCAAATGCAGGTTTTTCTGACTCAAGATCGGATCCAGCTTCAACAGCCTCGTCCTCGCCATCTTCATCACCTTCTTCGTCGTCTCCAGCGTCCATATCCATTTCTGGACCTTCTTCGCCGTCATCGTCGTCACCGTCTTTATCATCCATCATAGAATCAAATTCAGATTTAAGGTCATCAAGTGCATCTTCTAAATCAACAACACGGTCTTCTAAATCTTCATCGTCGCCCGCATCGCCTTCATCATCACCTTCTTCGTCGCCTGCGTCTTCAATGTCGCCGATCATAGCATCTGTTGGATCGCCGCCCATTTCGTCGCCTGCTTCAGTAGGAACGTCTTCTACTGGTGTAATGTCAACAAGTTCTTCTTTAACTTCTTGTTCGTCATTTTCATCAGTTTTTTCGTCTTCGTCAGCTTTTTCGTCGACTTTATCGTCTTCTTTAGCTTCCGTATCTTCTTTTTCATCAACTTCAGCATCTTTTTTGTCTGCTTCGTCGACTTCAACTTCTGGCATATCTTCGTCCAAAAGTTTTTCGTAAATTGTTCTAGATTTTTCAACAACTATTTCATGAAATAGTTCTTCCGCTCCAGTGCGGTCTTCCGCGATTAACTTTTCAAGCATCGCTTCAAATTTATTTTTCTCAGCCATTTTTTCTCTCCTCCTGTTGTTTTAGATGTGGTATTGCTGTCTAATATATTTACACTATATGGGAAAAAGTACGTGGTTATCGGCCTAAAACGGGCCGTTTTACATTAAGATTATAGGATCTTGAAAAAATCCTGGAATTCTTCAATTGACATGTGATGCAGGTTCCCCCACACTTTTAAGTTGTCTGGCAAGTAGGGTTCTTCTTTACTTGCTACACGTATATATCTCTTATTTGGATTTTTTTGAATTACAATACCTGTTTGTCTAGCCCAATTACCATGATATGTTGCTGTATCTTCAGATGTTTTATAATTTTTTGTGTTTGCATATATGTTATTAATCTTATTATTAACCTTAGTACCTTTATAATCAAAGCCTAAAATATAGATTTCATTATGATTACGCTCTTCTTCACTAGCTAAATGTAGTGCCGTAGGTCCACTACTCCAACCTAAACTTGGGTCAAAGTAGTTAAATTTATTAAAATCTTTATAAACTCTATTAGGATTTGTCCATACCTCGTGTGTAAGTTGCCACCCTACAGCATTAATTTCGTTAACCATCTTAGTATCAACAGCTACTAGATAATCAGGATCAAACTCTCTATATAAAGCATTACAGCCATATATTTGACCAAATGGTTTTAATTTATGTAAGTTGATAGGTTTACGACTTGTGCCATTTCCAATAACAAATGCCACAGTAGATCTGGGCATAGTATTAAACTGCCTGTTCGGCGTTCGCGGCTATTCCGTACATTTGGCGTACGAAGTCAAGTTCTTTTATTTGTTCTTCAGAATGTAACTCTGCCGCTTTGCGGGTTTTATTAATTTGACGCAAGGTTAATCTTGTTTTGCGAGTATCGTCACGTTGAACAATAGACTCGTCGTCAATAGGATCATATTGTTTATTATCCACTGGCTCGAGTGTTTCTTTATCGAAGTAAAATATTTCTCGCAACATTGTCATACTACTATTTATGCGGGAGGTGGTGTAGCACCGCCATCGTCCGCTCCTCCAGTTGCTGTTTCTGGTGCAGGAGCTGTTCCACCATCTTCAGGTGGTACTTCAGCTTCAGGATCAACGTCTTCCATTCCGCCCATATCAGCACCTATACCTGCTCCACTAATTCCAGCAGTTCTCATTTCTCCTGCCGCGTCAGTTGGTAATGGTGTTAAGTTCTCGTCGTTTTCTTCTTTCCATAAACGTTCATTCTCAGCAAGTTCTTCTTCTGTCATTCCTAAGAAACGTTTTAATGCAAATCTATTTGAAATATAAGGTATAGCACTCATTTGTGTATACGTTGGTACACGAGCATTATCAAGTTCACTTTGTCTATAACTTGCAAAGTTTTGTGGTGGTTGCATTCTAAGATCAAACATTGCAGTATCAATGTTTACACCTTTTTCTATCAAATAACGTTTAAATTCTTGGTTAAATTCTTCTGTAAGTAAGTTTTGTAATCTCTCACAGTAATTATTAAAACGTAATTCTTGAATATATGCTGTGCCAACTCTACCGTCTTGGTAATTACTTTGTCCATCATCTGGACCAGTTGGTAAGTAAGAACTTGGAATACGTAATCCACGTACAAGTTTATTAGTAAAATATTTTAAGTCGTCAATCTCACCTAAGTTAGTACCACCTGGTAATGTTTCAACTTTTGATCCTCTTCCTTCTGCTGTTTGTGGGAAAAAGTAATCTTCGTTTATTGATAATGGATTGTATGCACTATCAATAACATTTTGTCCTCCACCACTTGACGAAGGTATTCTTCGTTGATGGATATCAGTTTTTACTCTTTCAACAAACTGCATAGCTAAGTGACTTGGCATGTTACCTACGTCAACATAAAATACTCTACGTTCTGGTGCTCGTTGTACTCTGTAAATTATAATTGCATCTTCTAATAATTCTTTTTGTTTGTAAACTTTAAAAATACTTTCTAGTAATGAATTACCAAATGGAAAATTATTATCTAATCCTTCTGACAAACTAAGGTGTACTATATTCTTAGCATCAACTGTAACTTCTTTAAGGTCTTTAGTAAATCTTCCTGCACTTGTATGTTGGTTTGGTGCACCAACTTGTCCTCTAACGCCGCCTGTTAAATAACCGTCACCTCCACCAGTAACGTTACCGCTAGTCTGATGTGGAGTTGTAGCTACCATATGTGTAAAGTTTAAGTTTACATCTCTAATAACATATTGTTCTGGTTTCTTACCTTCTGATTCATTTACAATAATACGTGATACTTTTGCAGGATCAACATGAAACAATTTTTTAGTTTCTGGATCTCTAATAAAAAATGCATCACCATATTTAAAAGTGTTACGAATGATTTTAAACATTCTAGTTTCAAACTTTTGTAACTTAGACCATTGCTGTAAGTATTGTGAAAGTACTGTAATTTCTGAATTTGTAGCTTTTTGTTTAAAGTCCATTTTAAATGGAGTTTTGTTTTGCTTGTTTTGTTGTGTACAAAATTCTCCAAGAATATCTAATGCGGCATTTACTTCCGAATCCATATCCATAGTATTATATTGGCCATATCGTTCAACACGATTTGGTGAACCAACATATACATCTGGCAAGTAAGAACTATAATTTGCTTGAGCTGGACCCATGCCCTGATTTCCTGGACCACCTAACGGACTATAATTTCCTTCACCACCTGCTTTTGTATCTACTGGTGTAAAATACCTTTTCCAACTCATTTTAACTATTCTCCAACTCTTTTAGTTGTTTCTCTTCAATCTTGTTTCCTGCCTGTACAAGTTCAATTAACGTTTGCATACTACTATTTAACTTATCTGTCGCCGCACCCGAGTCAGACATGACTCCTTTCATTGTGGCTGATAAATTGGCTGACATATCACCTGACATATTGGCTGTTTGTTTTTGGTATTCTTTAAGGTTCTTAATTAGTTTTTCAATTTTATCGTTTGTTTTATCAACGTCAGCATCTTCCATTGTCTTAACAAAATTAGTAATACCTTCTAAGCCTTTACCAATACTTTCTAAACCTGATGCATCAACATCTTTAAAGTCTTGTAATCCTTCGGCAATCTCTTTCATTCCACTAGTAGATCCGCCGCCTCCAAATAAGCCTCCAAGAAACTTACCTGCTTTATCCAATAAACTATCACCAGTAAATGCACTAACACCTTTGTATAAAGATTCTAAAGCAGGTCCGGTTTTCGCTA